TGGACTGCACAGGTTTAAGCGACACAGACTGGCATCATGTAGTCGTTGGGAAAGTTGGAAGTGAGTATGGTCTTTACACTGATGAAGCCCAGTGTGAATACGCTTCTACAACAAACACCTTAGATGCAACAGGTCTTTTGTATATCGGCAGACGTATTGATTCAGGCGATCCTATGCACATGAATGGAAGTATGGACGAGGTTCACATTCAGAACAGCAACCATTTAAGTTTATCTCCACAGTCTGATGACAGCGATACATATACCGCCCCAACGGTTGCTTATTCAGCCGCTGCTGGGTCAACTAGAAATAGATTAATAACCTACCGAAGAGAGTTTAGAAAGCTGCCTACAGGCGGCTATGAACGAATTGTGACGAAGTATAATTTTATTCCAAAGGGATGGATCGATGAAGAAACTAATGCTCTTAGGGCTGATGTTAAGCATCTCAACCGTAGTTAGTGCGCAGGTCGTACTTATTGACAGAGAAGTTCGTGAGATTGAAAAGAAGAAAGCTATTCTTTCAAGATTAGCTGATAAAGATGTCGATGAAAAATTTGTAACACAAAGACAAATTGACCAGCTTGAGGCTAGGGTTAAAGAATTGAGAAGTAAAGGGGCGATGACACTTAAAGAATTAACAGTTCAAGAGATAGCTAAGTCAGCCGCTTATGAGGAAAGAATTGCAGCACAGAAGTTTTTAAAGAGACAAACAAGCAATATCAACTGGTAAAGGAGAGAGCATGAAACACCTAATATTAACACTAGCTTTATTAATTCCGAGTTCAGCAATGGCAGCAACATTGTCAATCACTATTCCAGATAATCAAGTAAACCGAGTGCAAGATGCTTTCGCTAATGAGTATGGTTATCAGGAACAGGTCTTAGATGAGAATGGCGATTTGGTTGACAATCCTGTTACTAAGGCGCAGTTCACTAAATCCAAAGTAGTTAGCTACATTAAGAATACTGTGCGATCAAGTGAGAAATCAGAGGCAGCAAAAACAGCGGAAAGCAATCTAACAAGCGTTACTTTAAACTAGGGATAAAAATGGTGACTAAACAGAAAGAAGAATATGGGCTTTTCAACGGTAGGCGAGATGCAGACCAGTATGTTAAGGGCTATTTAAAAGGAATAGCTTTGATATCTGGAGTTGGTTTAACTGTTCTCTTAGGCTTTTCAAGTTGGGTCGCTGTTAATATTAATGCCCATGACACACGTTTAACTATCATCGAATCAAGCCGATTTACGACTGCTCATGGAGTAGAGATCAAAGAAAGAGTTGTTGTTAATGAAAAAAACTTTGCTGTTATTCAGGAACAGTTAAAAAGTATGAACGAAGATATAAGAGACATGAAAAGGATTTTGGAGAAATATGTTACTAGGTAAATTAATCATGGTTCTTTTATCTGGGTTGTTCTGGCGCATGGGCGGCTCAGATAAATACAGCAAGCTCTTCAGGCGAATAGGCTCTGCTGCTTGCATGTCATATATCGTAGGATCGTTATGGGCGGTGCCTTTTATATTCTGGGGATGCACATCTTACTTTGGTTGGATTAACAGATTCTTACCAGTTAAGGACAAAGAGCGTGAATATTGGTGGAACTTTCTGGCAGAGAATCTTGTCATACAGATGACAGTTTTGTTTGTTAATCCATCTGTTAAGAGCGCAATCTTAGCTGTTATATTTGCAAGCATCGTTACCTTTGGTAAAGTCTGGATGGATGAAAATTTAACCAAAGCTGACATTAAAAGTGAAATATGGCACGGGAGTGGTAACGCTCTTGGCTTATTAATAAACATACTAAACTAGGAGAATATTATGGAATGGTTACAAACAAATTGGGTGCAAGTAGGGGTTATTGCTTTTGCAATTCACACAGCTTTAAAAGCAATTGCAGAGGCCATAGACAAAGATCCAAAAACTGATAATAAGTTTGAAAGAGCAATTAAATTCTTTGGGAACTTGATTGGGTATCTGTTCGGGAAAAGAAAGTAATGGCGTGGTCTGATTATTTCAAGGTCTTTGGTTTTGGGGAGGCTGTTGTTGAGTGGTTTGAAAACAGACCTTTTCGTCTCAAAGAAAAAGCCTTGGAGGCGGCCACCTATTATATGGAGATTGATACCCATAAAACTTATAAAGGCAGGCCTGTCGGGATAGTTGAAGCTTCAGATCTTAAAAAACATCTTAAAAAACGCTTTGACGCTTGGAAAGACGGGGTATGAAGCGTTTAGTTATTGCCTCGTTCATTCTCATAGTCTCCTGTACTGGGCTTGAAGGGTTCGCTAATGCTTGGGACGCTAAAGAAGCATTGGCTTTATTCTGCGCATTGATGACCTTCGCTCTGCATATTAGACATACCCCAATAAAACCTCTTAATTTTGGGGTATGTTTGGTAGTGGGCTACCTGCTTCTACACCCTTTGATAACCCCTCCTTTAATCTCAAGCAACCCTGCCTACACTGCGATCTTTGATTTAGCTTTATATAAACCTTTGGCGCAGCTTCTGATTTACTTTTTATTCTTTCTAGCTGTTTCAAGCGCAGACTTCTCAAAGAGGGACATCAAAAATATCATAAACACTTTCTGTCTAACAGCCATTATCCTTTCTTTGTATTGCTTCCTTCAGTTCTTTCAGTTAGACCAGTTTCATACTTTGATCACAACGGGGAACGCTCCAAAGACAGACGGAAAGTTGATAACAGCTACCTTAGGGCATCCAAATCAATGTGGCATATTTATCGCCTCTTTGCTACCTTTTGTGTTGCTTCGGTCAAAGAAGGCAACCATTATCCCGACCATTGCTATTTTACTTTCCCAGAGCATGTTAGCATATGGGGGTGCAGTAATTGCGTTTGCTGGGTACCTTTTCTTCCGGGGCACCAGAGCCCACAGAGTTCTTTTAATCGCCTTAGGGTTGCTTGGTTCGTTTGTCGCGGTTATTGCTATTAGTAAATATCCGTTTCTTTCTAGCGGGCGTTTGACAATCTGGTCCAGCGCGTGGGATCTGCTAATCCACAACCCACACGGGCAGCCACGGCTCATAACTGGGTATGGCATGGGCACTTTTGTTTTTCTCGTCGGGGGAACTTTAGAACATCCCTCCCGATATATGCAAAATGATGCTCTGCAATTTCTTTTTGCTAATGGGCTGATAGGTTTAGGAGGGTTAATTTTTTTGTTTATTTGTTTGCTTAAGAAAGCAATCCCCTTTATAATGGGACATAAAGAGGCTATGGTCTTCATGCTCTCTTTTTTAATTTTGTTAGCGTGTTCTTTTGGATCTTTTGTATTTCAAGTTGAGCCGCATAGATTCTTTTCAGTTTTTTTACTTGGCTATTTATTTAACCTTACTAGGGGGAAACAAAATGCGTAAACTTTTCACTGTATTAGCTATTCTTACAATGTTAGCTACACCTGCTTTTGCAGGGAAACTTACTGTAAACTCAACCAGCCACGGGCAGTTCGACGACCTTAAAATTTTAGGAGCTGAGAGTTCGGCAGTATCTGGAAACGAAGCTACTATTGACCTTCGTGAGTTAATGCAAAGCTCAACAACTGGCGCAGCGGTTGTGTTAACTTTAGACCAAGATGATGTTGATGAAAGTCTGATCGACTTCCAGTGCCAAGCTACTGACGCAACTGATAGTTGCTCCCACCATATTACAACAGGTGCAGCTAAGGCAGGAGCAATTAAAGTTGATTTGAATGGTTCTGAAAAATGGATCTGGATCTACGAAGATTCTGATTAATTAAGTTTTAATCTTGCATATTCAGCAAGCAGTAAGCAGTCGCATAGTTCTTTATCAGTTTTTGTTATAGGAGACCAGTCGGGGAACAGTCTGCGAGCCTCAATAAAAGCAACTTCTTTGGCCGCTAACCCCTTCCTTTTGCCGCCGTACATAAACTTCGTCCAGACTGTTGACCTGACCTCGATATGCTTCAATTTACTTAAATTAAGAAAGGCTTTCCATACTTCAAAAGCTCTGCCAAATGTAAAGGCGGAGCTTCTGGAGCCAACAGGGAAAGCGTTAACAAGTTCTAAAGCCACACCCCTTACATCGTGCATGTTAAGCAACCTATAGATCTCCTGGTAGTCAAATTCATTGGCCACCAGGGGGAATCTATAGACTTCATAAGAACCTGAACCGTCAACAAAAGCTATCCCACCTTTCTTACCTGGATCTATCCCACACCACATTAAGGCCTCCTGAAGTTACGTTTAACACGAATTTTAACATCAATTTTATCTGGGGCTAGGAACTTTCCTGTTTCCAGTTCTTTAATCTTGCACGCCAAATAAGTGAGGGCTTTGTAATAGTCCTCAACTCCGTTTTTATAAGAGGCGCGGGTCACATACTTAACTATGTTTCCTTGACACCAGTCTAGGTTATTCTCTTGGATGTATTTAATTGGCTGGATTTTAAACGCGGTATAATGCTTTTGGTTTGCAACATCTTTAACCATTCCCTTGCTCCTTTGCTTTCTGTTCTCTTATTTTCTTTTTTAATCCTGCTTTTT